GCGAGGAAAACCATGGAAGCGATGAACTATACCCTCGGTCGCGGGGAACTGTACTTTAATCAGTTCAAGCCCGGCACCATGTCCGGTATCGGTGAACGCTACTTCGGCAACACCCCGGAAATCAGCATCAGCATCGAAAGCGAAACGCTGGACCACTACAACAGCGATCGTGGCGTGCGCGAGAAGGACGATTCCGTCATCCTCGAAACCAGCCGCACAATGACCTTCACTACCGACCACGTCAGCCCGCACAACCTAGCTCTGTTCTATCTGGGGTCGGTCGATGCGCTGACGGTAACGGGAGCAACGGGTGAGGAAGAAACCTTCGAGGACGTGACTCCGGGCTTGTTCTACCAACTCGGCGTGACTCAGGCCAATCCGACCGGCGCTCGCATCGTCTCCAACGTTGTCGTGACTGACGACAGCGGCACTCCGACGACGTTCGTAGCCGGCACCGATTACATGCTGAACGCAGAACTCGGCCGTATCGAAATCCTGGAAGGCGGCAACATCACCAAGGGGACGAACATCGTTGTGACCTACGACGTGGCTGCGTCCACTCGCGAAGTGGTGATTTCCGGTGCTTCCGCTATCGAAGGCTCCCTGCGTTATGTCGCTCAGAACCCGAAGGGCAAGAACATCGACTACTACTTCCCCTATGTGAAGATCAGCCCCAACGGAGATTTCGCGCTCAAAGGGGACGAGTGGCAGCAAATTCCCTTCACGGTTGAAATCCTGCGCCGTCCTGGCTTCGAGGCGATTTATGCCACGAGCCGTGCCACGGCCGCGCCCTGATAAGGGGTTTCGGCAATGGGATTGAAAGACCTCAAACTCCCGACCGCCGAAATCGAGGTTCCCGGCAGTGGCTCGTTCACTGTCCGGGGCCTCTCTTTCGTCGATTTGCGGACGCTATCGCTGAAGTATTCGGATGAAATTACTTCGCTGTTCGAACTGCTGGCGCAAGGACGTAGCGGCAATGTGGATGTTGAAAATGCGGCCGCTCTTGCCGCGCATCTCATTCAGCAGGCGCCAGCCGTGGCTGCCGAAATCATCGCCATTGCAAGCGGAGAAGACGACGCTTTCGAACAGGCATTGGCGCTTCCCTTCCCCATCCAAGTCGAAGCCTTGAAGAAGATCGGGCTGCTGACTTTTGCGACGGAAGATAGCGCAAAAAAGTTCGCAGCGACCGTCAACAGCCTGTTGCAGGGCGAGGACAGCAAGAAAGGCTGACCTTCAAGACCTGGCTATGGGGAATCCGGCGCCAGGTCAGCCTTCTGCTCGCAGAGGGTCATGTTGATGCCCAGCATTATCCGATCGGGATGGTGTGGGACGAGGCGGCCCTGGTGGTCGAACGACGTAACCGGGACCACGCAACGAATGCCACCCTGATGCAGTTGGCGGTCGTATCCGTCTTGTCGAAGGAAGGCAGGAAGGAATTCAAGAACGTTATCAACAGGCTGAACGACAGTGGCTACGAAGGGTGATGTCGATCTCGTAATCAGGGCGCGAAATGAAGCCGGAAAGGCCCTTGAGGCCGTAACCAAAGCCCTGAATGAACTGGCCGATCAACAGGCCGACATAAGCGCCTCGTCTGAAAAGGCGGGTAGCGCCCTGGCCAACTTTGCGAAGGTGGCCGCCACTGTCGGGAATGCCTACAACAAGATCGCAACCGACGCTGATAAGGCGGCTCAATCCGTCGCCAGGCAGGAAAAGAACCTGGCTGAAACCCAGGCTGCTTACCAAGCCCTCGTGGCGCAATTGGAAGCCGCCACCCGTGTGCAGGCCCGCCTGCGCCGGGAGAGCGAGCAGGAAGGCGCCGACAAGCAGAAGCTTTCCGCTCAACTGAAGCTGGTCGGCAAGGCCTATGCAGACCTAGAAGCCCAGGTGCAGCGGACTGCGCGGCGTGTCGCGCAACAAGAGGCTGCTTACAGGCAGTCGTTCTATGCCCTTCAGCAAATCACGGGCAGCGCTGACCAGGCAAAAGCCGCCCTCGATCGTGTTCGCGAGGCTCAAGATCGGGCTGCAAAGTCCGCTGCTGATTCCGCCGCCAAGGAAGCCCAGCTTGCCGCGCAGCAAGAACGCCTTGCTCAGGTGGCAGCCCGTCGATCGGCGTTAGAACTGCGCCGTTCGATGATGGAAGCGGCGGCCTCGTCTCAGACGGCTTGGCGTGATGCTCAGGAAGGTATTCGCCGCCTGGCTCATGAGATCGGCAAAGCCGGCGCCCAGACGAGCGAGCAAGTCGCCAAGATGACGGCGCTTGCAAATACGGCGCGGGCCAACAAGCAGGCGTATAGCGAAATCCGCGTTGCCATCGAGCAGTACACTCGCGTGCTGCGCGATCAAAGCGCTACCCAGCAGCAGGTGGCAGCAGCGCAGGACCAGGCAAAAGCTGCCCTCGATCGTGTTCGCGAGGCTCAAGATCGAGCTGCAAAGTCTGCTGCTGATGCCGCCGCCAAGGAAGCCCAGCTTGGCGCGCAGCAAGAACGCCTTGCTCAGGTGGCAGCCCGCCGGTCTGCGTTGGAACTGCGGCGCTCAATGCTGGAAGCCGCTTCGGCCTCGCAGGGTGCCTGGCGCGATGCTCAAGAGGGCATCCGCCGACTGTCGCAGGAAATGAGCCAGGCCGGCAGCCAGACAAGCGAACAAGTTGCTCAGATGGCCGCGCTTGCAAACGCGGCTCGCGCCAACAAGCAGGCCTACAACGAAATCCGCGTTGCCATTGAGCAGTACACCCGTGTGTTGCGTGATCAAAGCGCGACGCAGCAGCAAGTGGCTGCGGCCCAAGAGCGTGCTCGGGCAGCACTAGCCGGTGTGCGCAATGCAATGACCGGCATTGCCTCGTCTGCTCGCTCCACGGCGAATGAGCAAAACAATCTCGCCAATTCTTCGCGGAAAGCCGCCGATGCGACGACGCAACTCGATCGCAGTCTGCGAAGCTTGTTCGCCAACTCGCGTCGGTCGCTGTCGCTGTACCAACGCCTGCGCGGTCAGGTGTTGTCGCTGACCAGTTCGTATATCGGTCTTTACGGCGCGATCAACGGGGTCAACCGGGCCATCCAGGCTTCGATGACCATGCAGGCCGTTGAGTCTCGCCTGAACGTCGTGACGGGCGGAAATGTAGCCGAAACCGCCGCAGAGATGGAGTGGGTTAAGGCCGAGGCCTACCGCCTTGGTTTCTCCATCGAAACACTGGCTGGCGAATGGTCGAAGTTTGCGGTTTCCGCCCAGGCCTCGAACTTCACAATGGCCGAAACTCGGAAGATTTTTACTTCCGTGGCCGAAGCTGGTCGCGTTCTCAAGCTGAATAGTCAGCAGGTCGAACGTGCCTTTGTCGCCATTACTCAGATGATGTCGAAGGGCACGATCCAGATGGAAGAACTTCGGCAGCAATTGGGTGAGCACATCCCCGGCGCCTTTGCCTTGATGGTGGAAGCAATGGATGTATCCGGCGCCGAACTGAGCAGGATGATGGAGCAGGGTCAGCTTACTTCTGACGCTCTGCTCAAGTTCGCTGATGTGCTCGACAAGCGATTCGGGTCACAACTTGAAAAGTCGTTGCAGATGACCCAAGCGGAAATGGGTCGTTTCCAAACGGCAGTAATGCTTGCGCTGAACGACATTGCCAACTCAGGCGTTATCGACGAATTCACCAACGCGCTGCGCAGGCTGACAGAGATGTTGCGCAGCGCCGAGGCTCAGGTGTGGTTTGATCGGATTGGCGCTGCCATTGGTGGGGTGATCCGGGCGCTGATGTCGCTCTTGGAAAACCTAGATCTGATCTTGGCAGCTTTGACTGCGTTGGGGGTGGCTCGCGGCGTTGGCTATGTGCTTGACCTGAAAAAGGCATTTAGCAATGCGATCCTGGAGATTCGCACGGCGAGGACCGCCGCTGTTGGCCTGCGCACCGTTTTGGCGGGTATTGGCGGTCCGATCGGTCTTGGCATCAGTCTCTTGGCCGGTGCGTTCGCGTTCCTGGCCACCAGGGTCAATGAGGCTGAGAAGTCGATGCATTCGGCCGCCGACGCAGTTGGTCGGATCACCAATGCCTACCGTAAAGGTGCCAAGTCTGCCGAGGAATGGACGAAGGCCCTTCAGGGCATGTCCGAACTTGAGCTTGAACGCGACTTGCGCAATCTGCGCAGGAAGCTGGAACGCGAACTGCGTGACATCTACCAGCCGTTCAGCCGTAGGTTCATGGCCCGCGTGCGGGCGTCGGATTCACCTCTGAAGGATGTCTACGAAGAACTCGTCCAGATTGCCGAGAAGGCTAGCATCGGCCGGATGTCAGTGGCGGATTTCAAGAAGCGCCTGGATGAAATTGCCAAAACGCACCCACGATTTCGCGATATTGCCCTGCGCATGCAGGAGTCCGCCAACGAGGCGCAGAAGACCGAAGAAGCGTTGCGCAAGCTGGAAGCTTCGATCCGTTTGATGCGTGGTGAAGCGAGCGAGGCCGATCGCGACCTGCTAGGCCTGCCGAAAGCACTCGACGACACAACTAAGTCTGCCGAGCGTGGGGCTTCGGTTCTAGAAAAATACACGGAGGCGATGGACGAGCTTCGGAAGATGGTGCCGAGGCTCAGACGGGAACTCGAACTAGAAGCCAACCTGGCTAAAGTCACGAGCAACCTTCAAAAGGCGTTAGATGAGGTCGGGCAGCGTGAAGCCCGTGGTGAGCTTACGCCGGCACAGGCTGCGCAATTGCGCCAGGAAGCAATGGACATTGCCAGCCAAGCCACGCGGGAGCTTAAACGCGGTTTTGACGAGGCGATCATTCGCGAGTTTTCGCAAACTCGCGGCGATGCCTTGCTCAAGTCGGTCAACCTGCTCAAGCAGTTCGAAGGTTTTCGCCCCACGGCCTATTGGGACGTGAACGCCTACCGAGTTGGCTACGGCTCGGACACCGTGACCCTGGACGACGGCTCTATCCGAAAGGTCACGCAAGGTATGAAGGTCAGCCAGGAAGACGCCCTGCGCGACCTGGTGCGCCGAGTTGGCGAATTTCAGAACATCGTCAAGGGTCAGATCGGTAGCGACCGATGGAGCTTGTTTACGCCGGAGCAGCAGGCAGCGCTCACGTCGATCGCGTACAACTACGGCAGCCTACCGAAGCGCATCGTGGAAGCCGTCAAGTACGGCACGAGCGAAGAAATAGCGGCCGCAGTGCGCAGCTTGCGCGGCGACAACGGCGGCATCAATGCAAAACTTCGGGAGATGGAAGCACAAATTCTTGCCGAGCCGAACCCGAGGCTCGAACAAGATCGCCTGGCGGCCGTTGAAAAAGTCACCAGCGAATTGCAGAAGCAGCTTGACTTAGTTGGCAAGACCGAACTGCAAAAGCGCATCATTGAGGCCCTAGACAAGGCCGGCGTGAAACTTGAGTCCGAGAAGGGTCGTGAGATCGCACAGCAGGTGACGAAGCTGTACGAGGCCGAGCAGGCCGCCAAGGCCCACGAAACGGCCGAGAAGCGGGTTAACGACCTGCTCGCGTTGCGCAAGGAAATTCAAGAGCAAATCGAGTTCCAGCGCAGCCGAGGCAACACCGAGGCGATCTTGCAGCTTGAGCAGCAGTTGGCCAGTGTTGACGAGCGCCTGCAAGAAGCGATCGATAGCGCCATCAAATTCTGGCAAGCCATGGGTGGCCCCGAGGCTGAATTGGCGCTCGCCAGGCTGGACAACCTCAGGAACACGATTTCAGACGTTACGACCCGCACGATCGAGGCTCAGGACGTAGCAAACGCCTTCACGAATGCCGCTGTGCAGGGCTTCGACCGTGCGGCCCAGGCTATCGCTGGCTGGATTGACGGCACACTCTCTGGGAAGGAAGCGTTGAAACAGTTGCGTAACGTATTCCTTCAGTTTGCCGCCGATTTCCTGCGCCAGCTTAGTCATATGATCATGCAGGCGATCATCTTCAACATGGTGAGCGGCTTCCTCGGCGGTGCGGGCGCACCGATGATGAGGGGTCTGCGCGCTCTTGTTGCTCACACCGGGGGGATTGTGCAGGAAGGACGTACAAGCCGCCTTGTGTCGCCAGCCTGGTTCACCAACGCGGTGCGCTATCATAGTGGCGGCATCGCCGGGCTCGCCCCGGACGAGGTGCCGGCGATCCTGCGCCGCGGCGAGGAGGTGCTCACCAAGGATGACCCGCGCCACCGGGCCAATGGCGGAGGGCAGGGCGTCGGCGTGCGGATAATCAACGTGATCGACCCGGAGATGGCGGCGGACTATCTCAATTCCGCCGCCGGTGAAAAAACCATTCTCAACGTGCTCTCGCGCAACAGCTCGGCCGTGCGTGAATTACTGAGGTAAGCCATGGCTTTTACTAGTGGAACAGCAACAGACTATCTAGACCTGCTGAACCGATTGAAGCAGTTCGTCACGCAGGACATGCTGCCGGCCAACGAACGCTGGTCGGTCTTGCGCTGGGTGCCCGGGCCGCCCGCTGAACTGGTGCTGCAGGGCCCGGGGCTGGCGGGCACCGACCAGATAAACGTCGGCATCCTGTCCGAGGCCGGATCGGACTATGGCAACTGGAAACTGCGCGGATTCGTCGGCTGGAATCCGGTGCAGACCTTCGACGGCCAATACAATTCGAGCAGCGCCTACTATGCAATGCTCATGACGTCCGCTATGTCCTACTGGATCGTGGCCAATGGCCGGCGCATCGTGATGGTGGCGAAGACCGGCCCCTACTACGAGATGGTGTATCTGGGGCTGTTCCTGCC